TATTTCCAATCAGTTTTGTAGAAGTCATAAGAACCTCTTCTAAAACCTGAAAATCCAAAGTTTAATGCCATGTCTCCGTCGTTATCGAATAAACCATAACCAGCAGACTGAGTAGAAGCATAACTTGATCCAGCCATAGCGCCAACCATATCATCAAAGTCAAGAGCCGTAGATCTTGATAAGAATAACATGTTTTCTTCAATAGCACCTTGCTTGTCTAAGTTTTTAAGGATTTCATCGAAATCACCTAAAGCACCTGAACCAGGAGCAGCAGCACCAGCAAAGCCAGAATATACATTACCTCTTGCTTCAATAGCAGCGAATAAACCTTCAGAACCTTTAATATCTTGAGTCGCGCTAGCAGGACCAAAATCGTAAGGTACGTTAGAGTCAGTAGGGTTGCTTGGCCTCATAAACTCAGCCTCAATCATACTCATTTCTAAGTAATCATCAAATCTTAATCTTGTTTCAGACTCAGACTTTAGATACCATAAGTATCCAGATTGTCCTTCTTCTGTAGAAACTTCAACCCAACCAATCTGAGCAGTATCAGAACCGTTAATTTTAAAGTTATCTTTTAAGATCATTGGAGAGTTAGAAAACTGAGTAAAAGATGGCTCAATAGAACCTTCCATACCAACTGTTCCTTTTCCAAAGTCAGAACCGTAAACAAATACGTTACAGTTTCCAACTCCTAAAAGTCCAGCAGGTACACCTTGTCCAGCTCCATTAAAAACTCCTCCGTAAACAGCTAAACTACAAGTAGTAGTAGTAGTTGCTTGAACAACAGCTTTAGCTGTAATTAATCCAGTAGCAACGTCAGACATTAAAACTGTTTGACCAACTCTAATAGCATGTGCACCTAAAGCAACTCCAGGAGAAGCAGTATTATCTAAGTTTGGAGTAAGTGTAGCATTTACAGAAGTGTCAGAAACATCGTTCTTTACTTCACTATTTTTATAGGCTACGTGTAATCTATTTTGTTCAGACCAAATAACTTGATCAGATGTCATAGGCATTTCAGCGCCTACCATTCTCAAGAAACCACCAATTGTTCGGTTTCCGTATCTTTCTACTTCTGCTTCGTAAAGCTCAGGTAGATATTGTTGTGCGAAATCGTTACTACCACCATTAGAAAAGTCAAGATAATTTTCTCTTAACGTCATTCTTTTTTGAGCAGGCACGATGCTTGCAGGAAAACTCCCGCCAGTTACAAAACTCATATTTATTTATTTTTAGTTATTGTTGTTTTTTACTTTTAATTTTCAACCTAGAACTATCAACACCACTTATTGCTTTTACTTTAAATCCATTTATAAATACATCACCTGAAGCTTGTGGCCTAGGATCATTATTTATATTTTTAGATTTAGCTATCACATCCTTAACAGCATCGGCTTTACCTTGCTCATAAAAATGATTAGCTATTGTATCAACGTTTTCAGCGGCATAAAAAGCCTTGTGATAACCAACAGCATCAATAACTTCTCCTTTTTCATTTAAGAACTTCTTAACGAACTTGTTTAAGTCAGACTGTTTCTCAGCAGTTGCGGAAGGATTAGAGATATTATAATTAAACTTTTTTTCACCAACTTTAATTTCAAAACCTTTGAAATCTTCATTGAAAAGTTTACTAGTAGTATCTTTAAATTGTTCCCTACGCTCTGCAGCTATTTGTTGTTCTTTGTTGTATCTATTGAAAAAATCCATAGCTTTTTGCTGTTCTTGAGTTACGCCCGGTCTCAACTTGATCTCGTCGTAGTATTTGCTCTTTGAACTTTCTAAAAAGTTTTTGGCTTTTGCAATTTCTTCTTTAAAGAATAATTGTCTTTTTTTGACAATTCTTTCTTCATCCACTTCTTCATCATAAGAAAAATTATCTTCCATTAGAAAACTTATTTCTTCTTGATTTAAATGTGGTTTAGTCTTTTTATAATACTCGTTAAGTACTTGTTTTTCGTCATACTTAGAGTAATCTTTATTTAATGAAACATAATCTTCTACAGTTCCACCTGTTTCTTCCATAAATGAAACTAGTTTTTCGATGTTTTCTGGTAACTGCTTACCAATAACTTTTTCATCTCTTATAGCTTCTTTTAGCTGCTGCTTTGTTTCTTCTACTTTTTCTTCTTCTTTTATTTCTGTTATAGTAGCAATTTCTTCAATTTTATCCTCTTTTACTTCTTCTTTAATTTCAGCTTTTACTTCTTCAACTTTTTCAGTTGGTATTTCTACTTTAGTAGTAGCTTGTTCTTGAAGATCTTTTTTAGGATCTTTGCTTAAATCAATATGAGTTATATTGTTTGGCATTTTATCAACAAGTTTTTTTGGCTTGCTTTTTAGTTTTAAACCTTGTTTAGTATCGTCTACTATAGGTTTTTCTTTTGTTTCTTCTGACATAATATAATATAATAATTAATAATTGTTACATAGGCATATTGTCTGCGCCTAAGCTTTGTGGGTTACTTTGGGTTTCAAAGTCTGTTGGTAATAACTCTTGCTGTCTTTGTTGTATCATAGCGCTTTGCTGAGTTGCTTGTAATTTAGTTCTATTATCTTTACGATCTTCAATAAATTGCTCTCTTTCCTTAACTCTAGATACATCCATTTGTTTCAGCTGCATATCAAACTGATACCTCATTTCTAAAGCTTTCATATCTAATTGAGCTTTCATCTCCATTCTTTGTATTTCAAATTGAGACTTAGCTTGTTCTATTTGTACAGTGCTTTCAGTTAATGCTTGCTGTTTTTGCATTTCAGCTAATATAGCTTTCTCAGCAGTTTGTTGATTGGCTTGTGCTTGAGCTTGTATGTTAGCTTGAGCAGCTGCTTGATCAGCTTCTGCTTTTTTCTTTCTTCTAAACTTAAGCATTTGATTAGCTAGTTTTAGATTTCTAACTTCTCTAATATCTATCGCATCTGCTAAATCTATTTGACCAGATTTTAAAGCTATCTGTATATTTTGTTCTAGCTGAGCTTTTTCTTCTTCATCTGGTTCTAACTTTATAAATATACCAAAATCATGAATTTGTAAATTCATTAACTCTGTTAAAGTTCCAGTATTAAAAGATGATATACTATTTTTTAAAGCTTCTTTTGTAAATGGAAATTGTAATGAATCAGCAACTCTTAAAGATATGTTTTCACAAGCTCTAGCGGTTAAGTAAAGACTAGACTGTAAGATGTGTCTAGTAGCAGTATTAGAATTAGCAGCTGCTAGTTTTTGTAAACCTACTAATGAGTTTTTGTCTGGATTACTTCCATCTCTAGCTTCATTAAGTCCCGTTACATCCCTAATTAGTTGTAAATAATACTGATAAGTTTGTATTAAAGAGTTTATTTTTCCACCACCAGATCCAGTCTGTATTTCTTGTATAGGAACTTTACCTGGATTCATACCACCTTCTTGAGTCATAGATCTACCTACTACAGAACCAGTTTGAAAATACATATTCAAAGCCTCAGCTGGGTTATAGTTAGTACCATTTCCAAGATCAACTTCTGCCAAACCATCCATGTCTAAGAAAACACCATCTGGAACTACTCTAGCTAATACTTGTTGTATCTTTAAATGAGTTAATTGTATCATGTCAGCAAAACCTGTTATTCTACTAACTAAAGATTCTATACGTCCTTTATACATTCTAGGAGCAGTTATAGCGTAACTAAAATTAACTTTAGTAGTATCCGCAACTGGTCTTGTCATATGTTCTGCCATTCTCCAGTCTAACATCATTGGATGTCCTAGTATTTTTGCTCCACTGTAAAGTGTTTCTATAGTTCTTGAAACTCTTTCAAAACCATCATTTGGTGGTGGTGCAAATGTATCAGGTTTTTCTAATACTTTTTCTAATCCAGCGTCAGTATATTTTATTTTATAAACTTGATCTGAATAACTTTTGTATTCAAAATATAAAACTTGAATAGTTTGATCGTCTTGCTTGCCGCTCCAGTTTCTTAAATATTCTTGATTACCAGGGTATTTTTGTATAGTTTCTAATTCTTCGTCTGTTAGTTGAGGGAACTGTTTTTTAATATCAGCTAAATAAACTGATTTAACTTCACCTACATAATATAAATCTTCAAAATTAGGATCATCAGAATATGAATAAACTAAATGTGCTGGATCAACATAGTCTACTACAACACCTTGTGATCTGTTCCAAGAAGTTTTAACAGATCCTATGCCTAAAACAGTTAAATCATAATTAAACCTTTGTTGAACTAAGTCATATCTATTTTTATCTAATATTTGATTTATAACTTCTTCTTCAGCAACTTCAACAGATTGTTTAAAATCCATTTGTAAGTGTACTTCTAATTCTTCTTTATCTCTAGGAGCATTAATAGGATCTTGTGAAAAAGCATCAACACCTAACATTTTTTGAGCTTCTTCTAAATATTCTTTAGCTTCTATATCAACCATTAAATTTCTAGCGTAGTCAGTTCTTATCTTTGAACATACTGGATCTTGAGCATAAGCGTTTATATCATAACTTCTTTGAGACATTCCATTAACAACAATATCAACAAACTTAGAAACTACAGGTACAGGTTTCCAGTCTAAATTTAAATAAGATAAGTCTCCGTTAATAGCTAGTTCATCTTTGTATTTCTGAACTGGCTGTTCACCTCTTGCATAAAGTCTTAGTAAGTTGTAATTATTAAAGTTAACAGCATAACCAGGAGCATTAGTTCCGTATCTATAACCTCTAAACCATTCACCTTCTATTGCTCTACCAACCGCTAGACCATATTCCATAGTAGCTTTTTCCGCATCTGGTACTACCTGATCTGGAAAAGAACTTGTTTGATTGTAAGAAATTTGCATTTATTTATTTTATTATTTTTGAAATAATTCCGTCATTGTCGTATCTTTTTATACCTATAGATATAGGTTGATGCTTTCTCTGTGGGTTTGGCCTATACTTGTTTTTATTACATGCCATAATAGCTAGGCCAGAACTAATAGATGCATCATGCTTTGTTCTATTGTTTATATCAAACTGACTCCAGTCTTCTAAGGTTTTTTGAAAATACATATTACCATAACCTTGGTCTGTTTCACCAATGTAAGTTTCTATATAACTTTCAATAGCAGCAGCATGTGCTTGTTTAATATCTTCGCTTGAATTAGGTATTCCACCTATTTCTCTTTCTGTAGTTGATAGCTTGTTCCAAATTTTATCAGGACGATTAATTGAAAACCCTCTATAACCTCTTCTTTTAAAATAATATAAAAGTCTTGGTTTGTTATTCTCAGCAAGTATAGGCATGCCATAAAAGACACAAGCCATAAGTACATCTTCAAAAAACATTTCTGCTGTTTGTGGTCTAGCTATATATTCTAAAAAGAATTGATTAGGTGGCGCATCTTCCATACTAAACTTAGTTAAACCATGTAAAGCTCCATTAGATCCTTTACCATCTACTGTTCCGCTAATATCATAACTATCACAACCAAAAGCGCCTACGTGTTCATTGCCAGGGTGTTTTAATCCATTTTTAATAACTACATTATTTTGTAAGCTATTAGGTGGTGCCCATGATATTAAAAATCTTCCATCTTTATTAGGATAAAACATTACTTTAGTATCTTTTACACCATTAATCCATTGAAAACTACCTTGAGTTACAGATACCTCATTGTTTAATTCACTGTTATAATCTATCTGTTGATATATTTTTGTTAAATTAAATAAAGTGTTTTTAGCTTCATCTCTAAAAGCGTGCTGTTCAGTTCTTGGAAACTGTCTGTAATATTCATTTAAACTGTCTTGATCAGACTTTAAGCCATCGACTTCGTTTTCCCAGTGCTCAATAACGCCTGTTGTAATTTCATAACCGTCAACTCCTTTGACTGGATTTTCTTTTCTAAGGAAAACAGGTGATCCGTAAGAATCCATGAATCCTTCGTAGTTCCATTCCATAGGGATGAACATAGAATAGAGTCCAGAAGAAGTTTGTCCGTTTCTATTTCTTTTTGTAACGTCTGAATTATAGTATAATTTCTTGAAGTTGTTTCCACCTTTATCTAATGAATTTGAAGTTGAGCCCATCATACATTTGCCTACGATCCTTGATCCTAGTCTTAATGTAGTTTTTGTAACCCTCCAATTATTTAATATATTGTCAGGTCTTTCCCACTTACCACTTTCGTCATGAGCTAGTAGTTTTAGCTTTTCACCGTCATAAGAGTTGTCACCAGTGTTTTTCCAGTCAATAGTTGTATCAAGTCCGTCTAGTTCTCTTAGTTGCTCATTGCTCTCAAGCTTCCTTCTAGTAAGCTTCGAAGCTGGAACTCTGTATGCAAGTTCTGTTTTAGGACGATCCATACCGTCCTGGATCGGTTTGAAGAAAAACGGATAGTTAACGGATATT